TTGTCCTGCAACTGTGCTTCGAGGTCGCCATCGTAGAAGCGAAGGAAGCTTTCCAAGTTGCCTTCTATGTGGACTCGATCGTCGCCGTCGAAGAACCGCAGGTCGTGGACCAGCAAGCATTTGAGGAACGATACATATAGGTGCTCATTCAGCCGAGGCTCTCTTTTGATATTCAACAGCCCCTGAGCAGCCATAAAGATCGTCTGCCGGAACACGTCCAACTCGATCTCCCTGGGGATGTCCCTCGCGAGTCGCGCAGCCTTCTGGCGCCCGTCGGAAAAGACGATGGTCTTCCGACCACCATTTGGCGCTTGCGGCGTTTGAGGTCTGGTGATCGGCTGAGTCTCGACCTGCGCCCTGATGATATGAGCGAATGGGGCCTCCCCCTTCGTTGCTAGATCCATAGCCAACGGCGCTTCTGGCCTGGTTCGCTGGCCGCACGCGGGGCAGTCCCCCTTGAAGCTCAAGATCGACCGACCTCGCTCCCTAGTCATAACATCGGGACGCAGTAATGCAAGGTAATGCCCCTTTCTGGCGCCAGCGGGGAGTTCCGGCACCAATTGCCCGGTCAATGTGTGTAGCCAGACCAGCGTCCCACCGGCCATGTCGATCTCGGAATCTGGAACGACATAGAACTGCGACTCCACCAACTGAGTCTCCGTCCAGGTACCATTGGATGCTTGGTGCCACAGAAAATTGCCATCGGCGCCTTGGATGTAGGCGCGGAGATAGCTTGCACCACAGGACCGGTGCGTCAGCAACTCGTACACGCGCGATCCGCATTCGCACCGAAGAGTCTCGGAAGGATGCAAGGTTCCGAGCAGGCGTGTTTCGGAAGTGCCGTCACTCCGACACTCAACGTTCGTACACGCAAACAATCCTGGAACACCGCGGAAGAAGAGATGCGATCGGACAGGGCAGAACGGCCGATTCTTCTGGTGATCCTTTGCAAATGCCATAAGGGCCAGCAGTGACTCGGCAGCCGGTAGGCGTTCTTCGGCAGCGGGAAAGGCTATTTCCGCACACTCCGTTAACGTCATCGGTTTGCTTGTGAGCCTCTCAGATACCAGAGAGGCCACGGGGAGCCGATTGAGAATGTCATAGGCATATTGCTGCAAACTCTCACGCTCCGATTCAGGCAGATCAAGCGCAATTTCGAGCGCCTGAGCGAGAGTGGTGAGCCCATCTCGCGCTATCACTAGGTCTGAGGCTGTCCCTAGGATCGCCGAGAAGTCGAATGCCGCCAACTTTCGCTGCGTGATCAAGTCAGCGGGTTTCCCTCCCAGCCGTCGGTCAAGGTCCCCTGTAATGAGCTCGAAGCCGGAGGAATTTCCTCCCGTCAACTTCGCAGCGAACTTCTTTATCTCGGTCTGGGCGTCGTCCGACGTGCCGAGGCTTGCACTTGTAAGGATGAAACGAATTCTGCTGCGCGGCACGCCCAAGCGCGACTCTAGCCTACGCAGAAGGTACGCCACCTCTGCTCCACCGGAGCCACGGTACATATGGGCTTCGTCAAGGACGATTGTCAATTGGTTCTCTTCATTGTCTGCAAGCCAATCCGCAGTCTGCTGAAAGATTGGGGCCTCCAGCGGGCGGAGCATCATGTACTCGAGCATCGAGTAATTGGTAACTAGCAGATCAGGGGCGCGGTCTTGCATTTCATGACGCGTGATCAGCTCAGCATCGGATGTGCCCGTCTTTAGCTGAGAATCGATAAAGGCCTGCAGGTCTTTTGCGGGCCACTTTCCCTCGGCCTTTAGCAGACCCTCGTAGCTTTCCGTCATGTTGTCAAAGTAGAGCTTCCTGATCTCTCCTTCGACGCGATCCTTGTCCTTTCGCGAAGAACGTCGCCCCGGATAAGGAGAACGGCTTGTATACATCCCGAACGTCGCACAGCGTGTACTCTTCCCCCGCAGTTCAGCCTTTACTGCCGGGTTCCCGAATAGACGCCTTAGGCGTCCCAACTGGTCATTCACCAGCGCATTCATTGGGTAGAGTAGAATGGCGCGAACTCCGGGGAGCACCCAAGACTTCGGCCGTCTGTTCGACTCAATGGCCAAGCCGGACAGAATAGGCATGAGAAAGCTTTCGGTTTTGCCGGAGCCCGTTCCTGTTGCGACGATCAAATCCATGCCCGAAACAAAGTGTTCAACTGCTCTGTACTGATGGGAATAGGCGACCTTGGGAATCCCTGTGGAGCCTTGGGCAGCTGCACAGCGTAATATCGCGATCGCTTCTTCCGGGATACTTAGATCCGAGTAGGGCTTCCCCTCCGCATACTGCGGCGTTGCCTCGAGCCGTGGCTCCTGAAAAGTGTTGCCGATCTCACCGAAAATCCGATCCCGTTCGCTAATCAGCCATTCGTCCCAAATGTGGTACTGAGCACTTAGATATTGATGGAAGGTTTCCCGGAGTGCTCGGTGAACTGCGTGAACGGAATAGATCGATGCAGTCATTTCAATATCTCCACGGCGCAACCGAGGGTAGCAAGTCGAGTGCCAAGTGCCGGTGCGAATTTGGAAGGGATGACGAACGTGGTTGACCGACCTGCGCGGATGACTTCCTTCGATAGGAGGAGGGCAAGGCGGAATTCTTCGATGGGCAAACGCTCGTACACGGTGATCCTGGTCCAATCAGAGCCAGGTCCAATTTCGACCTTGACTGGTGCTCCGATGTGACGAGCAATGGCAAACAACAGCCGAGAAATCGCCATGTCAATCGGCGCCTCGGTGGAGACACGCCCCCCGATCAGATCGGCAGAGAAATAGCGCGCGCGGCCGCGTGACAACTGTCTGCAGACTGCAATTTGCTCGGCTGGCAAGGTAGGGATCAGCTTGTTCCCCCACTGGAGCTGGGGATCCCTCCCAGCACGACTCGACGCCAAACTTAGACACTCGACATCCGGTAGATTTGCGGTTCTTGTTGCAGAACGCACGTGCTTCGCCGTGAAGTCTGCAACTATACTTGCAGAGTGGTGATTGGACGTACCCATCCAGCTTTCGAGACTCTGACGCGGGAACCGATCGGCAACTTCCTTAGTCAGAAGCCTGGAAATTCCGTGTCCTTGCACTTCACCAAGGAATCCGAACGCGGTGGGAAGGGCTCCAACGAACGCAAACTCACCTTCAATCTCAACGACCCTGAATGGTGTTGGGAGCCAATAGCCACCAAATAGTGGCTCTGCTTCGCGCAGAAGATCAAGGAGCCTCAGGCCAACCTTGTATTGGCTCGGAGCGCCAAGCTTCTTGAATGCCCGCTGGATCCGGGAAGCATGAACTGCTTCGAAGCGTCCTTCTTCTCTGTTTGAGAGGCTGTAAAGGGTTCCGCGGACGAACTCCAAAAGCGAGGCTCGATCCCCTTCTTCAGGGGCCTGCAACCACTCAAGTGGAACTGACTGGAAATACCCGAGTCGTTCGTATATGGACATATTGGCTAGTGGCGCGCTGTCCGCAGACACCGTCAGTCTCCTTGGTTCCGGTATCGAGATTGCCCGCCAGCTTGGTGTATCCAAAGGCTTCTTGAACTACCACCATGGCGACCTATGCGCAAAGTATGCACGCCATCGGACTGCGTGCAGGAACAAAAAAGCCGGGGCCGAAATTGAGCGCTCCACAGCTTTTCTACTTAGCGGCCCCATCGTGCAGTACCCCTCTGGCAAGTTCCCAAGCCTCGATCATCTGGCCGAGGCGGCGGTTCAGGAGCTTGGGGTTGGGGTACGAATAGCCAGAATTGCCGTGGGCGTTGCTCTCAAAAAGCAACTCGGCAGACGGGAAGCCACCCGACGCCGAAAAGCGGCCGTCTAGACAAGCCCTCCGCCAATCCTCACTAGCCTTCATCCGTAAGGTTCCTGCCCAGACACTCGCGCTCGCAAAACGGCCAAACTTGCTGGACGTCCATCGAGGTTTGGCCGAATTGGCCAATCATGGCTGCATCGCGCATTCTCGATCGAGGGTCGAGTCGTAGATCTGGAGCCTGAGCACCTGAAATCCAAATGCTCTCTCGCGCCAAATCGTAGCGGGGCGCAACCCGCAGCACAACTGCCGTCGGCGCTGTTGCCCTATTTCACGAGGCGCCGGCAGACATCGAGCGCCGCATCAAGGAAGGCGCCCGCGCTCGGCGCGACCTCGTCCAGCCTCGACTGCTCGGCCTGAAACACCTGTGAGGGTCGCAGCATCATTTCGACCATGTTCGTGACCTTTTGCGCCGTGTCCGGCTGACCGAATTCGACATGGGTGCCGCGCACAAGTCTGCTACTCAGTCGCAGAACGTTTGACAGCGCTTGGTCGAACGTCTGTCCGAGCATGACGCGTTGATTGGGGTTTTGATGCTGCAACCGCAGGTCGCATGTCTGCAGCAGATCAAGATCGCCGAGGCCCGTAAGGAAATTCTGGCGACTGCTGATCGTGTTCAATTCCGCCATCGTCTTGGAGTACTCGTCTGCCCCCAGCGGCTCCTCACCCAACTGCTCCCGAGACTGCTGAATGATCCTTTGTTCGATCTGACAACAGAGCGCGCGGCGCACATACCACGGATCGAAATACGACAGGGATAGCGTTTTTGGCGCCGCTTCATCCGCCAGCGCCGAAGGGATAAGACGCAGGTTGCCGCGGCGAAGTTTCATCGCCCAGGATCGTGTATCCAGATCGCGAACCAACTGCGCCATCACGGCGGCATCGTCATGGATGGCCTGAATCAACTCGCTGAGTTCCTTCGGCGACTGATAGCCGATACCGTGTATTGGCAGATCGAGTTCACCGAAGTGATGAAACACGCTCTCCATCGCCACACGGGCGCCAACCGGATTGGTCAACTGGCGTCCGATGTGCTCATAAACGATGACCGGAGAAATGGCCAGCCGGCTCGTCCTCGGACTCCAGTGTTTCGCGAAGCGCGAGAACGCGAGATAGCCAAGCCGAAGGAGGTTTCGCTTCTCTTTGTCGCGATGTTTGAAGTCTTGAACGATATTGTTGTCAGGCACCAGGAAGATGTCGCCTTCCAGTTGCGTGGCGTAGACATACCCGTTGACCAGCCATTTCACCCGCGCGTACCAAGGCTGGAGTTCGTCTATGCCGTAGCCATCGAGCCTTCCTGCGAATTCCTCGACAAAGGCATCATGCCGATCTCCACGGTAGTCCACCTGACAGTCCTGTTTCGCGTCGCGATTTCCGTCCGCTATTGTATCGGACGCTCAGCGCAGCGGGCGTTCTGGCTGATCTCCTAGCGACTGGCGCTGCTTCTCCCACAGCGCCGGGGGGTTGATCGATAGCGCGTGCAGCCGGACACCATCCGGCAATTCCTCGACGAGGATCGCCGCGACGATGTCCGGGGCGAGCAGGGTCAGATTGATGTGCCGGGCGACGTAGCTGTGGTCAGTCCCCTCGCGGCGGGCGATCTCGCTCATTGAAGAGATCTCGCCCGCCTCCAGCATCCTGAGCCAGCGGTGCCCGCGGGCCAACGCCAGTTGGAGTGGCGTGGCGCCTGTTCGAGTCCGCTTTTCGGACTCGAACCCAGAACCTTCGGGCACGACGACCCGCCGTCCGCTGCGCCGCCGGAGGGCGATCGGGATGTTCAGGGTCACGCCGCCGTCGCTGGCGACCACCTCGGCCGCCGGCCCGGACACCTTCAGCGTCGGCCCCTTCATGCCGCCACTCCAGCGACCGGGCGGGCGTCAGCGGCGAGAGTACCGATCCCGCTGGGTCGCAGCCGAACTTCCAGGTTCGTCGGCGAGACGATGACCCGGTCGACCAGCAGCCGGACCAGCCGTTGCTGTTCTGCCGGGAACAGCTCATCCCACACCCGCTCGACCTGCGTCATGGCAACCGTGACCTGTGCTTCGTCCAAGGTCGGGTCGAGGGCGATCGCTTGCGGGACCATCGCCTCGACCATCTCAGGCGCTCGCAACACGCGGCGCAGGTGCGCAACGACCGCCCCTTCCAGCTCCCCGGCCGGCAGGCGGGGCAGGCCCGATGCGCCCGGCCCTTCGTGCGTGTCGCGCGTGCTGAGGTAGTAGCGGTAGGTGCGGCCGTTGGCCTTGGTCGTGTGCCACGGCGACAGAGCGCGGCCGTCCGGGCCGCTCAGTAGGCCCTTCAGCAGGAAGTCCACCTTGCCATGCCGCGATGCGCCCGCCCGGACCTGGCCATTGACCTGCAGCAACGCGTGCACCTCATCCCACAGCGCCCGTTCGATGATGGGTGCGTGGGTGTTCTCGAAGTACTGGTCGCGGTGCTTCATTTCGCCGAGGTAGGTTCGGCAATGCAGAATCTTGTGAACAGAACTCTTGTCGTGGAGTTGGCCGGCCAGCGTCCGCCCGACCTTGGTCGTCCACGTCTTGTTGCACCAGCCGCGCGCGCGGATCTCCTGCACGACCTTGAGGATCGAACCCAGCTCGACGAAGCGGCGGAAGATCGTGCGGACCTGTTCAGCCTCGGCGTCGTTGATCGTCAGCCGTCGATCAACGACGTCGTAGCCCAGCGGCGGGATGCCGTGCATCCACAGCCCCTTCTTCTTGCTGGCCACGAACTTGTCGCGGATGCGCTCGGCCGTCAGTTCGCGCTCGAACTGCGCGAACGTCAGCAGGATGTTCAGCAGCATCCGACCCATCGCGTCGGTGGTGTTGATGTTCTGCGTGACGGAAACGAAGGTGACGCCGTGCTTGTCGAAGACCTTGACCAACTCGGCAAAGTCGAACAGTGATCGGCTCAGGCGATCGATCTTGTAGGCGACCACGATATCGATCAGGCCGGCTTCGATGTCGGTGATCAACCGTTGCATCGCAGGACGTTCCAACGTGGCGCCTGAGAAGCCGGCGTCGTCGTAGTCGTGGGCGACGGGAATCCAGCCCTCGGCACGACGGCTGGCGATGCAGGCCGCGCCAGCATCGCGTTGCGCATCGATCGAGGTGTATTCCTGATCCATGCCTTCCTCCGTCGATTTGCGCGTGTAGACCGCGCAGCGGAGGCGCTTGGGAGCAACGGCACTCATCGACGGCCTCCCTTGCGCAAGCCGAAGAACAAAGGCCCCGACCATTGGGTACCGGTGATCTTTCGGGCAATCATCGAGAGGCTGCGGTAGCGGGTGCCTGCGTACTCGAACTCGCCATCGGCGAGCACTTGCACGCGATGTTCGACGCCTGCGTAGAGGCGCACGAGTTCGGTGCCGGCGACCGGTACCGCACCGACGCGATGTCGCGTCAACTTACCGGTCGCGACCAACTCGTCGATGCATCGGCGGTTGCGATCGAGGAGGGCGCGATTCGTTTTGGCGAACTCGATTTCCTGCCAGCGGTGCGCGATGCGCTTTTCGACGAAGCGCCGATTGGAGACGGGCGGGTCGACGCTGAACAGTCGATGCCACTCCTTTGCGAGGTCGCTCCACGACCAATCGGCCAGTCGAGCGATGCGTGTGGCCATCGATGCGGTCGTCGCCGCGGTTGAAGAATCTTGCGTCATGCCTGTGGACTCCGGTTGGTGGAGTCGGCATGGACGCGCTGTGTCGCGCCGAAGCCAAGGTCAACCGGAGAAAGCGCGCGCACGGCGCCGTCGTGCGCGCCACTGCCGCGCAGGCGGTGCAGGCCCAAGGCCAGAAGCGCGGCGGCCTCTGTGCGCCGCTGTGGCGCCGTCATGCGCGCCGGGTCGTGCAAGTTGGAAAGCGTCAAGGGTGTTCCGCTGGAATATCAAACCTGCGGGAAGTGTCCCAATCCGATCCTCTTGCTGTATCGCAACGTGACGTAGTGGCGTCACAAAGCAACAACCCCGCGCGAGGCGGGGTTGTTGATCGTTCCGCTTAGATCGCAGGAATCGGCGAGCAAGTAAAATCAGCCACGACTTGGCTCGGTTCAGTCCGTTTTGAATCCATCGAATTCGAGCCAATCGGTTTTCGTCGAAATCACGCCTCTGCTCGTTTCGATCTCGATCTGTATCTGGTACTTAGCGTACCCCCCGCGCCTTTCTGGAAGCACGCAGTCATTAAAAGCGAAAAAAAGGCTTTGCGACTTGAACCACGGACTCATGTAAGAGTGATCCTTAGTGACCCGCACGATTCTTCTATCTTTCGGCCACCTACTTCCAGAGATCCGATCCGCCGGATGGCGGGGCAGATTTTCCTTGTGGCATCCGACGACCTCTCCGCGCGAATTCATCACTAACACGCTTGCGAAAGCGGCGGGGAATCCGGGGCTTGGCGACTCCGTTTGGTATGCATCGAATTTAATTTTTCGATTTGTTTGCACGACAACCCGAAATTCATCTTTCGACTCATCCACTTCGATCGTCACTGACTCCCGTGGAGCAGCGGTCAGCGACGCGAGCAAGATCGGTATCAGTAACATTTTCATCTCGTTTGCCTCCAGTATTCGGCATCTGCTCCATCCCAACCATTTTCCACGCGCTTCTGGGTCGTTTTCGATACTCCACCATCAGGCGTGTCGTAGAGGACAGTGCCTGATGCCATCGTAACGACTCCAGGCGCGGTTAGCGTTGCAGCATGCTTGATGTATCCATTCACACGGTAGATCACCATGTCACCTACCATCGGCGACTGTACGCGCTGCAAGATATCCGGGTTCTTCTTTGTGAACTCGGCAAACCACGGATTGAAGTCTGTTTCTTCAATCCAATACTCCACATTTCCGATTGCGACCGAGAAGCAGTCAAAATCCCACTCCAGCTTTCCGGTTTCATTCTTATAGGCGGTCAACCGACTCCCGTCCACCATGACCAACTGTCCGCGACGCATTCTGGCCGACTCAGAAAGTTTGCCAGACGCCCTAAGCTCGGTGGTGTTTTTCTCGCCGGCAAACACAGGCCTTCCCTTCTTGTCGCGCTTCACCAAATCCACCCGATTCTCGGGCGTGGCTGCTGCTTCGACCTCACCGGCGCCATTATCGTCGCCGGATAGCATGCCACCGTTTTCGGTCCAGTTGTCGCCAGCATCGTTCGGCCCACCGCCAGAGCCGCGACCGACCCGATCACTTGAATTCGACGCTACGCCCTTGTCGTTAAGCGCCGCAGCCTGCTCCTTGCGACCCACACCGGTCACACCCGTCGGCACCGCGCCACCGTTCTCGCCACGCGACTTGTTGTCCGCAGCGATCGCGCTGAAGGTCGCGCCGGAGGCCTTCACCGACAGCTTGCCGTCCTTGCCGACCTTGTAATCGACGTTGTGCTCTTTGCCGTCGGATGTGGTGAAGGTGCAACTGCCGCTGCCTTTTTCCTTCGCGCTGACATCGCCGCAGGAGGCGGCGTAACCTGTGGGGTCGGTGCCCGAGAGCGGATTGTTCGCGATGTAGGAATAAGGATTCAGCGACTGGCTGTTGAGCGGATTCTGGATCAGCGGATCGACGCCGGTGAAGCGGCCGAGGTTGTAGTCGAACACGCGCCCGTTCATGTGGATCAGTTCGAGCTGGTTCAGATGCTCGTGCTGCGTGAAGCCCTTCGGCGTGACGTTGGTGCTCCCGAGTTTCGGTGGCGTCAGATCGGACCAAGTGCCGCTGCGCGGTTTGCCGAACGCATCGTAGCCGCGTGTTTCGGTGATGGTGCCGGCACTGCTCGCGACGGCATCGACGCTGCCGAGGCGATCTTTCAACAGGTACTCGACCTTGCGCGAGTTGCCTCCGCCACTGGTGATCACCGCATAGTCGCCAACGTAGATCTTGATCTCGTTGGTGTCGATGCGATGTTCGTAGCCGGGCAGATACACGCGCGATCCATCGCTGCCCCAACTCCGCGTGCGCTGACCATCGGCGCCGTAGCGGAAGTCGTCGCGGTTCGCACCGCGCTGCGCCACCGTCGGCAGATTCATGTGGTCGTACTTGATCGACAATCCGGCGTTGTCGCTGGTCAGATTGCCGTTCGCGTCGTAGCAGTAGGTGCGCGTGGTGCTGTTGGCCAGCGTCACCGACTTCACGGCATTCGCGCCGCCGCCGCAACTGCCGCCGGTGTACACGTAGGCGTTCGCCGCATTGCTGCTGAAGTCGGTCTTCTTCGTGAAATTGCCGACCGCATCGAAGCCGTAGTTCACCGTACCGGATGCCGCACCACTGCGGATCGCGCTGACGATGCGGTGCAGCTGATCGTAGCTGTAGTCCTCCTGACTCTGGCCGGCATTGAGCGTCTGCCGCGTCAGATTGCCGAACACGTCATAGCCGTAGCCGAGCTTGCGCAGGTCGCTGCCGTTTCGGCTGTAACGCAGTTCGGTGAGCTGGCCCGTTTGCGTTTGGTACTGCGGGTTCAACACGACCCCATTGCCGAAGGTTTCCTGCAGGGTTTGGCCGCGCGCGTTCACGCTGCCGAGCCGTCGGTACTCGGTGCCGAGGACCGGATCCTTCTCGGCCACCGCATTGCCGTAAGCGCTGTACACCAGTTGCAGCGTTTCGCCGTTGGGATACTCCTGCCCGACCGGGCGCCCGTAATAGCTGTCGTACCGGGTCTTGAAGCGGTAGCTCTGACTGCCGGTGGTCAGGGCTTGGGTGATGTCGGTCTGGATCGGACGCGCGAGGCTGTCGTAGACCGTGGCCTTCGACCGCTCGACGACGCCATTGATCGTGCGCTGCTCGCTCGCCGGGGCACCCTTGGCATTCGTCGGGTCGTAGGTCCAGGTATCGACCACCGGCTTGGTCACGCCATCGCCGGTCGCATCCGCCGTCGCGCTGCGGGTGAGCGTCCGCCCCAGCTTGTCGTAGCTCATCGACGTGACGATGCCTCTGGCGTCGGTTTGGCTCAACAATTCGCCCAGGGCGTTGTAGGCGAAGCTCCAAGTGCCCTGGTTCGGATCGACGATGCTCGTGCGCTGACCGATGGCGTTGTAGACGGCCTGGGTGACGACCGCCTTCGCGTCCTCGATCGCCACGACGTTGCCTCTGGCTTCGTACCAGAACCGGGTTCTGCCGTTCAGTGCGTCGCGCGTCTCGACATAGCGGCCTGCGCTGTCCGTCGTCCGCGAGAGGTTCAGACAGTTGCCGGCACCCCCATCGTTGCTGCCGCAGACCTGGATGGTTGTCGTGCGCCCGGCGTAGCCGTAGGTCGTGACCATGTCGCCGCGCCCGTCGATGCCCTGCTTGGGCACCGTCTTCTTCGTCATCCGGCCCAGCACATCGTTGTGCTCGAACGTCGTCCAAGTCCAGTCCGGCTCGCTCCTGCGCGGTTCGGATTGTCGCCAGACCTGGCCGCGCGCCGTGTACTCGGTCAAGGTACGGGTCCACTGCCCATCCATCTGCGTCTGGGCCTTCGTCCGCAGGCGCCCCAGCGCATCGAACCGCACCTCGTTCACCGGTGCGCCGTCCTGCACCGTGGTCAATCGATACACCTCGCCCGGTGCGCAGGTACTCGGCAGACAGGCACTCACCGCCAGGTGCTGGTCCGGCGTGACCATCACACTGTCGGTCGCGCCGCGCAGGCGCTTCTTGATCGCGAAGCCGAAGGCGTCGTAGTCGATCAGCGTGCGTAGGCCGTTGGCGTCGATGGTCAGACTCGGCTGACCGTCGCGCGCGCGCACCACGTTGCTCGCGCCATGCCCCAAGGCGTTCGCCACCGTCTCGGGGAAGTACCCATCCGCGCTGAAGGTGGTGCCGACGCTCCTCGTGCCGTTGGGATCGCCCGCCGCGCTCACGCCCACACCCGAGGGTAGACCGTAGTTGTTGCTCGCGGGATACGTGTACGCGGTGACGCGCTGCTGATTGGCGATGCCCGGCTGCACCGTCTCGGTCGACGGCGTGCGGTTCGTGTTCCATCCGTAGTCGGTCGTGACGGTGATGAACGGGGTGCTGGTGCCCGCTGGCAGAGGATGCTGCGCCGTGTCCCACACCACCTTGGTCTTGACGACCGTCCTGGTCAGCTTGTCGAGCCACCAGTCCGCCGTGGTTGTTGTGTACGTGTTCGCCTCGCTCACGCACTGGCGATCGAGCCGGTTCGCGGTGCCGCTGGCGCTGCCGGCGCCAAGATCGCGACGATGGGTCGTGCGCGCCCTGAGATTGCCGTAGGCGTCATAACCGGAGGCCGTGGCAAAGGTGCCGACACAGGTGGTATCGGCCGCCGCAACTTCCTGCGTGTAACCGAGAATGGCTGGCGTGCCGCCCGTTGCCGCGGTCGTCGCGTCATACGTCCACGCTTCCTTCGTGTCGAGGAACGGGAAGATCTTCTTCGGCGTGCCGTAGGTCGGCGTACACGCGGCCGTATCGGCACGGTTCGCGAGGTTGCAGCGCCATGCATACGTCTCGCGGCTGATCGCGCCGTCCTCGCCCGCGCGTGAGATCGGATTGACGACGATCCGTTCTGGCTGGCTGGTCAGCGGGAACTTCTGGTGAAAGGTGGTTGTGGTGCGCAGGCCGGCGGTCTCGTCCTCTTCGATCACGGTGCGGAAGCCCTGGAAGCCTCGGCCCTGCGTGTTGTAGATGGCCTCGCCATAGCCGTAGCGCCAGGTGCGGAACCCGCCGATCCCATCCGACTGACTCATCTGCGCGACGACGCTCATCGACGAGGTGAAATAAATGTGGCGCTCGTCGATGTAACGCTGCGACGCCACCATCGGCACGCTGTACAGCGGCGTTTGTCCCGCCGAGCGTCCGGCCTTGCCCGCCAGTGGTGCATAGCTCCACACCGTTTGATGGCCGAGGCCATCGGTGACCATGCCGAGCACGTCCTGCGTTTGCGGCGTGAGACCATCCAGATTCTTCGCCGCGCCGGGGCCGGTGGCTTCGCTGACCAGCACGCGGCCGGTGAGAATCGGCAGGCCGCCAGGCAGCGTGCGCGGGGACTGCGTCTCCGAGATCGGCGTGCCGTCGCCTTTTTCGACCGGGATGCCGAACACATCGCGCAGCCCGAACTCCGGGGAGGTCAGCATCAGGTGGTCGCCGTGACCGTCGCCATACAGATCGTCGCCCGGCAGATTCGCCGCGCCCGAGAGCAAGGGCGTCGTGACCGTGGTCACCACCGGTGTGCCGTCCGCCGCCTCGGTGATGCGCAATGCGCTCATTTTGTAGGTGCTGTAGTCCGGCCACCCGCTCTCGTGCGAGCCCACCGTAACCGCGCCGTGCCAGACATTCACTTCGGGATGCCCATCGTCGTTCAAGTCGCTGGCGACACGCGTGACGACCGGGGGCGCCGCACCCGTCACCGGGTCTTCCGGGCACACCCAGCGCTCGGAACCAGCCGTACACAACTGGCCCATGCCCATCTGCGTGCAGGTTTCCATGTTCTCCGGCTTGAGCACGCACATATTGGCGGCGAAGCCAGTCGGGAACAGCAGTTCCGAACGGCCGTCGCCATCGATATCACTAGGCCGCAAATGCTGCGCCTGCCAGGGCGTCCACACGTGCGCGCACAGCGATTGCGACGTGCTGTCGCTGCTGCCGCACCCGGCGAGGCCCGCATTGACGCCGAGGTTGTAGATCGTGCTGAACACACCGCCGCGGTTGTAGCGCAGTTTCCAGGTCTTGTCGTAGCCCACATACAGCCAGTCGTCCAGGCCGTCGCCGTTGACGTCCATCCACAGCGCGAACAGGCCAGATTTGTTTTCATGCGCATCGCGAGGCTGCGCCGCCGGGAATACCGAAGCGAACGGCGTACTCGTGAGGCTGTATCCGGCCGCAGTGCGCGTGCCGAACAGAATACGATCCAGCTTGCGGCCCTGCGGGACATACGGGGTCCACGCTTCGAGCGCCGACTCGATCAGGATATCGGGCAAACCATCGCCGTCGAAGTCCTTCACGCCCTGGACTTCCTCGCCCTCGTACATCGCGTCGCCGACATGCGGGACGGACAGGCAGTGACTCGCCGCTTGCGGAAATGTCGGTGCGCCCGTCGCCGGGTTGGTGGCGTTGGGCGTGTTGCGATAGACATAGAGCTTGTTGGCGCAGCTGCCCGCATTGGACGATTCGCTGCGGACCAGGACGAGATCGGCACGACCATCGCCGTCCATATCGCCGACATGCATGAGGCCATCGACGGCGCTGGTCGTGCCCGGAACCGTGATTCCGGTATCGATCAGATTGCCGAATGCGGTGGTGAAGTTCGTATCGGTGGGTGACCCGCTCCAGGTGCGGACCACGATCCGGCCGGTCGCGGTTTCGCGGCCGACGAAATCCACGCGACCGTCCTGGTTGAAGTCTGCCGACTGCCCGAAATGATGGATTGCATAGGTCCCAGGCACCGTCATCGACCAACGCACCGTGCGATCGGGCGTGAGCGAGACGATCGTGCTGTAATCGACCAACACCTCCGTCGCACCGTCGCCGTCCATATCGCCGAGCGGTCGAATGTTGCCGTTCTTGGCCCCGATCGACTCGGGGATGAGATTGGGCGCCTTCAACTCGAAGGTCATCGGCCCTTGCTGCCAGACGAACGAGGTGGGTGCTTTACACAACCACTGGCTGCCGTCGTGCGCGCAGTCGCTGACCAACTGCAGAAGACTACGGCCCGTGGTGGTGCTTACGGCGCTGCCGTAGTTCAACACCCAACTGCGCACGGCTTCGCTGCCGACGAACGTGACCACCGAGGCCAGGCGCTGTGTTTGACGGGTCAGACCGCCGGCCAGATACGACGACGCACGATCGTTCGCGTTGCCGCCGCTGGGACGCGCTTCGTAGTTGAATGCGACCCGGCGATTGCCGACGATCGCGCCGAAGCCGGTGTAGTAAATCGACGACACCAGCGTCTCGCCGTTGCCGTAGCTGCTGTAGACGTAATCGATACTGTTGCCGATACGGTCTTCGTTGCGGACCTGCATCCAGGTCAACGGCACGGTGACGCCACCGGGAACGACGCGCGCGGCCGAGGCCGCCGTGCTCGTGTTGCCGTACCACGCGATGTCGCCGGACTTGCGCTCAACCTTGAAATAGCTGTTGGTCGCGGTGAGGTTGCCGCCCAACTGCGTCACCCGCACGAACGACTCCAGTTCGGTGCCGTAGGTGGCGTTGACCGCGCCGTAGGTGCCCCCGGTGAGGACGAGTCGCTGCCCGTCCAGGCACAGGCGGTCGCTCGCGTCGAGTTTGACCGCGCGGATCTGTCCGTCCTGCTCCAACGTCTGCGGACAGCGGTGGATCGACGACAGACCCGACAGCGACCAGCCCATGCCGGCGATACCGTTGCCGGCGCGGCTGCTGTAGTCGAGCGAGAGACTCGGCTGCATCCCGCGCCGGCCCGGTGGCACCAGGATGGGAATGGTATAGGTGGCACCGCCGCCGGAGACGCCGCCTTGGCCAGAGACCTTGCCGACGCCCGGATCATGGACCGGCAACGCACCCAGCAGACTCATGGGCGATTGGTCGCCCAGCAACTCGAATGCGCTGGCGCGCACGCGCACCACGGCAACCGTCGACGTGCCGACGGTGCCGGTATTGTCGGTTGCGCGCGCAGTCAGGCTGTAGTCGCCTGCCGCGCTCGGCGTCCAGTTCAGCGTGTACGGCGCGGCGGTATCGATGCCAAGTGAGGTGCTGCCGGCGAAGAACTCGACCTGGGCGATCGTGCCGTCGGTATCGCTCGCATTCGCCGAGAGCGCGACCGCATTGGGCAGCACCGCACCGGACTGATCGCTCGGCGAGGTGAGTTGCACCAGCGGGCCGCTGTTGACGATCAGTGTGGACACGGTGGAGATCGTGACGCCGCCACGGCTGTCGAAGGCTTTCGCGGTCAGCGCGTAGCTGCCCGAGGTGACGCCGCTGAGCGCATGCGCGAACGGCGCCGTGGTGTCGATCGCGAGCAGGGTGCCGTCGCGATAGAACTCGACCTTCGCGACGCTGTCGTCCGCATCGCTGGCGCTGGCTTCGATCGTCACGTCGGCGGGCGCCTGCTTGAGCGCATTGTTCGCGGGCGTGGTGATCGCGACGGCCGGCGGCGCATTGACGGTCGCGACGCTCGCCGCCGTCGTGGCGGTGCCACCACGATTATCGGTGGCGACCGCAGTAATCGTGTACACGCCGGCCGGCGCGTTCGTCCAGACCTGCGTATACGGTGCGGCGCTATCGGTGGCGACCAGGGTGCTTCCTGCGTAGAACTCGACCTTCACGATGCTGCCGTCCGCGTCGCTCGCGTTCGCCGACAGCGTGAGCACACCCGGTGCCTGCACGAGAGTGCCGGTCGTCGGCGCGGTCAGGCTCGCGCTCGGTAGCGCGTTGACGATCAGCGTATTCGCTGCCGAGACCGTGACCCCACCGCGGGTATCGAAGGCTTTGGCGGTGAGGCTGTAGGTGCCGGCCGCGAGATTGCTCGCTTGCCAGGCGTAGGGCGCGGTCGTGTCGGTCGCCTGCAGCACGCCATCACGATAGAACTCGACCTTGGACAGGCCATCGTCGGGATCGCTGGCGGTGGCCTGCACCAGCGGACTCGCAGGTGCGGCCAGAATCGCGCCCGAGATGGGCGAGGACACCGCCACGCTCGGCGGGTAGTTCACCGTGATCGCGACGGCGGATGAGGTCACGCTCACGCCATCGTCGTCGGTGGCGCGTGCCGTGAAGCTGTAGTTGCCGGACGGAATGTTCGTCCAGGTGTAGGCGTAAGGGGCCGTGGTGTCGGTCGCGAGCAAGGTCGTTCCGCTGTAGAACTCGACCTGCGTGATCGCGCTGTTGTCGCTGGCGGTGGCTTGAAGGCCGAGGTTCAACGGTCCCTGATAGGTCGAGCCGTCGACCGGCGTACCGAGCCCCACCGTCGGCGGCGTGTTGACCTTGAGTGTATGCGTCGCTTCGCTCGCCGCGCCTGCGTTGTCGTAGGCGCGCGCCTTGATCAGGAACGTGCCCGTGCCGGTGGGTGTCCAGGTCGTCGCGTAGGGAGCCGTCGTGTCGGTTGCGATCAGGAGGTCGGAAACGAAGAACTCGACACGCGCGATGCTGCCATCCGCGTCGATCGCATTCGCCGCGATCGACACGCCCGGACCGAACAGCACGACCTGTCCATTGGCGGGCGATGTGAGCGCCACGCTCGGCACCTGATTCGTGGGCGCGGTCACCGTGGCGTTCACGGTATTCGACTGCAAACTGCTTCCGAGATTGCTGAACACCACGGCGTGAATCGCGTACGCACCGGCCGGCACACCGGTCCAGGCGAAGCTGTAGGGGAATGCGGTGTCGGTGCCGATCAAGCCGCCGTTGGCGTAGAACTCGACCTTGGTGATGCGCTCGCCGTCATCGCCGATGTCGGCAGCGACCTCCATCGCAATCGTCGCGGGTGGGGTGTAGCTGGTGCCGTTCGGCAGCGACAGATCAGCCTGGATCACCGACATCGGGGCGATGACGGCCTCCTCCGGAGGAGGCGGTGCTGCAATGGTCTGCGCCAGCACGTACGACCCGGCGAGCACCAACGCCCAAGCGACCAGGATCGGCCCGCGTTTGGCCAGCCACTTGCGCACGACACCTTGCCCACGTCCCATACCGCCCCCTACTTGGTTGATTGCGATGCGATCCTGTCCCGCGAACGCCTACGGTGTTCGCTCGACGGACCTGCCTGTTCGTTGATTCACGCGCCCGCCGCGACATCGTGCGCCGCGGGCCTCTCATCGCCTGCGACTGATGCGGTACTCATGGCGTGGCGGTCGCGACGCCACCTGTTGTCATTCGAGATCATTTCGCTTGATCAGACGGCAAGACCGCACGTACGGTCTTCACGCGCTTCGACAACGCAATGATCTCGTCGGCCGACATCCCCGAGACCTTGTCCCGGATGCGCGCGATCGAGGGGCGCTGCAACGCTGGATCGTCGACGACCTCGTAGGCGCTTGAGACGCCCTCCATGTTCAAGAGCAGGACGGCGATCTGCAGCGTCTGTTGCTTGCGCGGCGACAGCGACGACGTCATGCGCTCGAAGGTCGCCGTGGCCGTGGCCTCCGACGTGGCGTCGATGCGAATCGGTTCTTTGGCGTGGACGCTCGCCGCGAACAGCAGCGCGACAACCATCAGTACGTTGAGCGTGTTTCTGAACATGGAATTCGGTCCTTGGGATTGATCTGAGATGCGGTCGCGTTCAACCACCGCCACCGCCACCGCCGCCATCTCCACCCCCACCGCCATCGCCGTTCGGCCCCGAAGCGGGCGCCATCGTGCGCGCACCAATACGCATCACTGGGCCGGTGGAGGTGACGACATCGACATCCATCGTTTCGGCCTGAGCTTGCGCCTGTGCCTGTTGCTGCTGCAGAGACTGCATCGCCACGCGCGATACGTCCGAGGATTGTTCGATCGATGCGACGGACAGGGACTGTTGGATGTCGACCGGGGCGAGCCGATTGGCGGGGCTGTCGAGCGGGCCGTGGACGGCGATGAGTTTCGTGCCGTCGTTGTTCATCACCACCGCGTCGACCTGCGGTGTCGGAAATCGATCCGATTGCGACAGCGCCTGCGCCACCAGTCCGGCGGCGAGCGTTTCTTCCTGGTGCTGCGTGAACGTTCCGGCGGGGATGTTGAGTGAGGTGCGCAACGCGTTCAATGCTTGCGCGTACATGGCGTGCGCGGGGTGCGCCGACTGCGTCACCAGCGGCGCGGACGGCGCCAGGGCGGGATCGGCAGCGCCTGCCTGCGCCGGGACATGACCGGGTTGGCGCTCATCGTCGCGGTCGCCCCGCGAGACCGCGCGATGCGTGAGGGCGGGGTCGGCGACGGACGGCGTCGCAGGCGGCGCGTCGGCGCGCGCGACGGGCGTGCGTTCGGGCTCGGATGAGGTGTCGGCGTCGCGTCCGGTGGACGACGACAAGCGGACAACGGGCGTTTCGTTCGCAGGCTCATGCGCCTCGCGGGCCGACGTTGCTTCTGACGATGGCGAGCGGTCCGGGCTGCCCGGTTCGCTGCGTTCCCGTTCGCGCTGCGCCGCCAGGGCGTGATCCACCGCCTGGCGCGTGTCCTGGTCCGCGATGCCGGTCGCGGGCAGGCCATGCAGGGTCTGGAATTGGCGGACGGCGTGTTCGGTTTCGGGGCCGTACTGACCGGTTTGCGGGATCTGCTCGCCGTCCGGCCCGCGGTAGCCCTGCCGGTCCAACCGGGACTGCAGCAGTTCGACCTGGTCGTTGCGATCACCGGGCCGCAGGGCATCGGCAACGTCCACTGCCGGTGCGCCGGTGGCCGGGGGCATGGTCTGTGGTGCTTCGCGATCGACAGGGGCCGTTGGAGCGATCTCGCTGGCGCGGTTCGGCAACGGATCGGCCTGTGCGACCTGAGGCGCGGGTTCCGGTGTCGGTTCCAGGTGCCCGGCGGCGGGCGCCGACTCGGTTTCCGGCGAAGTCTGCGCCCGCTCGGCGGTGTTTGTCGAAGGTGCGTGATCGGCCTGCGCGCGTTCGCGTGCCTGCTGCGCGGCCTCGTCGTCGCGTGCGACCTGCGCCAGGCTCGCCACCGCGGCGGCCTACGCGTGGTTCTGCGCCGCAGGGGTGTCCTGCGCGCGCTCCCGTGGCGTCTGCGGCGCGTCGGTCGCCTCAGTGGCGGCCTCGCGCGGCGTCGCCGGCCCCAGCGAAATCACGCGCACCGTGGCGTCGAGGGTTGCCGCATAGGCGACCTGCTGTGTTTCGTCGCGGGACAGGCCCTCGCGGTTCGCCTCGCGCGTAGCCTGCTCACGGGCGTCCCGCGCCTCCGGCGACAGTGGGCCGATGCTCCGCTCAGGCGCCGCCTGCATCGGTGTGTCCACGTCGCCCGAACCGGATGTCCGAACGTTGGCGGCGAGCGCGATGTCACCCGGCCGCGTCGTGGCGACGACCTGCACCACGCCATTCGCGTCGAGTTTCGTGTGCTGAATCGGGCTATCGAAGCTGTAGCTACCGTTGACGTCGCGATCCAAGGCGAACGCCGTGGTCCCCAGGGCGATTCCGTGCTCGGCGCGCGTGCGCTGCACGGCCGCGTAAGTCGCCTCGAACTGCTCCGGTTTGATATCGGGGTTCCAGCGGTTGTCGAGGTACACGTCGCGCAGCAGTGCGCGGTCGGATTCCTCTGGCGTCGGCGGCTGCCACGAGGGCATGCTCGCCAAGGTCTGCTGGTGGAGGTCGAGCGCCGGCACTAGGCGCTCGCGGGTCAGCTCCAGTTCCAAGGCGCGATTGGCGGACGCCACCTCACCCTCGTGCATCCACACGCCCTGCAGATCGCGCTGGTAGTGCTTCCCATCGGAGGCTTGCAGCAGATCCGGGGACAATGCAGCGGCGACGGCGTCCGGCACTTGGCCGGGATAACCATAGGCCCTGTGTCCGACCTCATATCGCGCGGCGATCGCCGCAGGGCCGGCCTTGAGGTTGTCGTCGATAACCGCCATCGCCTGCGCACTGAGCTGCGCGGCACGCTCCGGACTCGCGTACTCAGGCTCGGACTCCCAATCGGTCATGTCGCGTCGATCGACACCATTGGCGACTTGCCTCGACCAACGGCCGCTCTCCGCGCTGTACGTCCAATCCGTCACTTCAAGATGCGCCGGATCGCTGCCGTTCTTCGGTTGCACGAACGGACTGCGTGGCTCCGGCGCCTTGCCGAGCGCCTGCTCCGCCGCTTCCACGCTGGCCAGATGGCTCAGCTCGCGCGCCTTGTCAGGCTGCGCCGAAAACGATTGTCGGTGCGCGACCGACTGGCCATCGTCCACCAAATCGGCGCGCAGATCGTCGCGAATCCACTTGCGACCGTTGAATTCCCACTCGACGCCGGCTGTGTCGGTCTGGGTGTAGATCTTGTCGTTCTGCCACATCATCACCGCACGCTCGGCCGCCTTGCCGAACACATAGCCTTCGGCGGCGACCAGCACGAGCGTGCCGCCGGAGCCTGTGCCCAGCGCGGTCGCGGTGGCGGCGCCCGCAACCGTCCCGGCCATTGCGCCGGTCGTCTGCGCCGCTTGGCGCGCATAGGCATCGTCTGCGGCAGTCTCATTGCCGAGCGTATGCTTGAACACCTGCGCGCGCTGGTGGGTGTCGCTCCACTCGATTCCGGTCAGGGCGGCGCTGACCGCGAAACCGCCGATCGCGGCCTTCGTGCCCGCAGACAGTGATCTCGGTGGTGAATAGGGCTCCAGCTCCACATTGGGATTGCGCGCCAGCCTTGCCATCAGGCCATCTGCACCGGCCTGCTCAGGCGGCGCTACCTGCAGCGTGCGTTCCACCGGGCGCGCTTGCACGTGGAAACGCCGCGCCATGTCGTTCGCAGGTTCCGGCGCCTGCTCGAACACATGCACCACCTGCCCCGGCCGCGTCGCATGCGTCATGTCCGGCGTCAGGCGCGTGATCTCGCCCTCGGGATTGGCGCGATCCACCATGCCTGTATATCTGAACTTCCAGTTGGTGTGCGATTGGTGGACGACGTTCATTCGCGGATCGTCCGTCTCATGCAACCGCTGAAACAGCGGCTGGCTCGACAGCGCGTTGTGGTAGTCGGTCATCAAATTCATGCTGCGGTCGGCCAGACCGCTGCGCAGATACCAACCCCCGACATCCGCATGCACGCCGGATACGGTCACGCTCAGGAACCGCCCGTCCGCCGACAATCCCTGCGGAATGATGCGGTCCACCGGAAATGGCTTGCGAAGTTCGTCTGCGGAGTTGATCTGGAAGCCCGACACCACGGACGGCGGCAGACGCCGGTCGATCAGCTCTTGAACCCCCGTCGGCACCGGGTCGTAGAGCCCGACGGACATGGGCGTGCGACCTGCCGGCTGGTGAAGCCGGCTAAATGATCGCGTGACATGGCCGCCATCGTCGATCTGCTGGACTTCGGTTTTCAGATCAGGAATGCCACGCTCGTCAATCAGTCGCGCGACCATCGGCACGGTGCTGGCACCGCGGCTGAAGCCTTCAAGGTGAATGCTGATTTTCGCGTCGGGGTCTTTTTCGTAGATTGTTTGCGCCTGACGCACCAGCTTCCAGTACATCTCCTCTGCGCGGTCTAGAGCGGTAGCGCCAGTTCCGCCATCCAGCGAATTGGTGACGAAGTTGGTCTGGGTGCCGGGGCCGGGGACGTATTCGTAACCGACATTCCTGACGCCCGCTTCGTTGAGACTTTCGATCTGACGCTTGAGTCTCGCGACGTTGGTCGGATGAAGCGGGTCTTGCGTGACATCGTTGCCCGTCCCGTCCAGAAGCGCGAAAATCATGTAGGAATGGCGATCCCTCGGATCCCATAGCGCGGGTGCCTTGAACTGGCGCATCTGCTCTGCGGCGCGCTCGAAACTGCGGAGTTGCTCTTCCGACGCCCCCACATGCGGCACATCGTCATAGGGCAGACCATCTTCGACCAATCGGAAGGTCGTCTTGCGATCGTTGTTTCCCATCCCACTGGCTCCGTCAGTAGGTCTTCGTCCATGCCAACATCAAATCGCGCAGGCTGTCGCTGTTGCGAACAGCAGGATCGCGCGGCTGCTTTAACAGCACCCATGCGCGCATATACACGTTGATCTTTCGATCACTGATTTCCAGCAGAATCTGAACATCGCGCGCATGATCTCGAGTGCCCCAGTCCTCAACGACTTCAGCTTCAATGGCCTTATGCAAAATTAAACGTTGAGGGAAAATGGCTTCCAAGTCGATTTCGGCTGAATGATCGACGCCATCAAGCGATGTCCAGCGAACCAAAACTGGCGGAGGAAAAACTCTGTCGGATGAGACCGAATGTCCAGCCCTCCAGTCATCTTTCCAATCTGAAGCGTAAGGCTCGCCAGTAGGCGAAAGCTCTGCGTTTTCCGATAGTTGGTTCGTGTTATCGAAAATGACGACGGCGCGCAGCGTGTTATAGGCCCTCGCCCCAAAGCTGAACGAATCGAAGCGCAGCGGCCACAATTCGCTGGATGCGTCGTCCCCGTCTTTTCTTCCGAATATGGACATGTGAATTCATTCCTGCAGTTTGTTGTGTGATCTTGGCGGTGCGGTCAGATCGGCTTGGCCTGCACCAACGCATTGTCGAACGAAAATCAGCATCTGATTGGTCGCGCGCAGTGAAATTTCACTCGCTTGATGCATATTTCCGCTATTTCCAGATGTTCCGTCCGCCACGACCAGTCAATAGCAAGGCGAGAAAGATCACGCCAGGGATCACGAAGATTGGCGAGGCCACGCCAATCATGATCCCAAGAGAAAATCCGAATAGCCACATGGCGATCGGCGTTACGATGGCGATCATCAATATGACCCAATATCTCAGCTTCATTGCCAACCATCATTTCATGTCAGCGCGTTACATTTCCGTCAACCAGTGCAATTGCACTTTTCCGACGTCTCCAGCCGTTTTTAGCGTTCAAATTCAGCAGAATCCAGCAGACGAAATCCTGCCATGATAGTACTTGATGCTTTCGCAAAATTCCGACAGAGAGAGGCCTTCGTTGAAGCTATCCCATCGTCAAGAGCAATCACCATCAATGCTTCCTTCATGTCGCGCGCCGCCCTTCCGAGCCGCCCATTGATTGGAACCGCGTCTTGCAGTCTCACATGAAGAAATACAGCACGATCCCGAACGCGACGCGCGCCCAGAGCAGCACGACATCGGCGACGATCTCGACTCTCGTCCTGTCGTCCTGGAAACGTCCTTGCCGGCGAGTGCGCAATCAATGTCGCTCCATTCGCGGGTCGGGTTCCCCGCGTTGTATCCGCTGATAGATCTCTTCCCGGTGTACGGGCACCTCACGTGGAGCGTCGATGCCGACCCGAACCTGTCGGCCGCGTGCGAGGTCGAACCAGCCGCCGAAGGAGCCGCTTCCAAACGACACGACGACCTCCTCGCCGATCCGAAGGGAATCGCCCACCATCACGGCGATGAGATATCGTTTGCCGCGACGGTGCCGCCGACGCGCGGGACTGACCGGCATGTCGCAGTCATCAGTGATTGCGATGTTCGACGGCACAGCCAGCGCGACCGTAAGGTGCGCACGCAGTTTCGAGAGGATCGTCAGGCGCATGTTGTCGCCGATGCGAATGCTTTCGCCGACACGGCGGTTCAATATCAACATGGGCTGTCAACCTGCGCGACGGCGAGCGCGTTGTCGAGGGCGATATGGCGCCTGCCGCACGACCGTCAACGGTGACGGCGAGTCAATTTGCAGGCGCACTTCGCGCAGTGCGCGCGCGTTCTCCATGCGCAATTGCACTGCCTCCACGGTGATGCCAACAGGGCCGATGGAGAAAGTTTCGCCATCGCGTAGCGCCAGGATGTGCGCACGCCGCCGGATACCGGACGGGGCGCTGGCGTGGAACCCGCCGACGCCGCCCAGCTCGTGTCGTGACGCGGCGTCGATGAAGACGTAGAGCGTTTCGCAATCTCGCCCGGTAAAGTTGAGACGAATGTCGGCGCCGAACTGCAGAGATTCGCCCACGGTGCAATCGAAGACAGGCATTCAGGTGGCCCCGAAAAGAAGCCGGCCCCCGTCGTCCTCAACCTGCAACAGGGGGACTGCAGGGGTGACGGGGGCCGACCGGGGGCCAAGTTGCGCGTCGCGACCACATCGCGCGCAGGCGGGCGTGACGCCGATATGCAGCCACTCTTCGCAGTCGGCTGCATGGGGGACCAATTCACCGGGGAGCCAGATGCTCACCTCGAAAGGGCCAATGCGGAAGCGTCGCAGGGCTTGCAGCGAAAAGAAGTAGGTCCAGACCCCGATCGTGCTCGAAGTCGGGCGGACGGACGCGCCGCCCAGGATCAGGTCCGTGCCTGCCGGCACGGTCACATCCACGCAGACCCGCTCCCCCTCTCGGCGGCGGATCACGATCCGTGTGTTGTCGCCGAGGCGCAGTTCGCGCCCGATTTGGCATGTCTCGACCAGCATCCTGCAACCCTCTTTTGCCACTTACGGCAGGAGGAAAGGGTCGCTCTTAGCGCCAAAAAAGAAAATTGGGAAAATTACGAGGACTATGGGACTAGACGCTCAAGCGTCGCGTGGCTCATCATCCAGCTCGTGCAGCAGTCCATTGCTATAGATGTAAGGCAGCAAGTCAGAGCCGTCGCGCAGGCCAAGCTTATTCAATCCGTTGTACTTGTGTGTCGTAACGGTGCTATAGCTGCGTCCTGTGGAGTCCACAATTTCGTTGGCCTTCGCGCCGCGGCAGAAAGCAACGAGCACGGCCCGTTCGCTGTCAGTAAGTGAAGTCCAAGCATGCTTGCTCAAGCCGTCAAGGTTGATGTGGCTATCAATGTAGGCTTGGTCATTCGCAACCGCAGCGAAGGCTTTGACTAACTCGGATGTGGGACTGATTTTTGCGACATAGCCCAGTGCGCCAGCATCCATGACGGCGCGGGCTAGGAAGGCGCTTTCGTCGGCGGTATAGACGAGCAAGCGCAGATTCGGATCGGTTGCCAACAAGGCGCGCACCAACGCGACACGTTTGAGGCGACCGGGCATCACAAGGTCGAGTATGACAATTCGCGGCGAGTTGGACGGCTGGGCACATACGTCAAGCAATGAGGCACTGGTATGAGCTGTCAAAAATCGTGAAGCCACAACGCCGAGTAGATCGGCAAGCATCTGGCCGACGGCAAGAGTTACAGACGGGTGGTCGTCAGCGATGATGTACGTGAATTCAGCAAAAAGACGTTCGGGAGAAGTGTTTTGATTCATGGTTGTAGATTCATTTCGACTATGCTGCGCTAAGCCAGTGCGATCTGTCGCGATACTGTCGTTGGCTTCTTGAACAACTTGAGCGAGTGGTAGGCATAGTTATACTCTACATTGTAGCGACAATGATAATGTGGAAGTCATGTGGAAAAGCAAAAGAGCGCAATGATTTTCGCCAACTACTCTGATGAAAATCGAGGCCGTACAAATTTTGTTGTTGCGAATATCCAAATTAAATTATGTCGAATCGCATAGAAAACGCACCTTTGTCGCTCGTGCAGATCGCCTCTTCGCTACGCGACAACGTTCTTGAGGCAGCACTCTCCGGATATCGAGAACCAGAGATTGCGCGGTTGCGCGTCTATGGTCTTCTGTTCGCGGCAGCATGGGCACTGCTGTGGTACTTCTTAGGGCCAACAAACATTCCGCGCACGCCTCAGTGGTGGAATTACCCCCAGGCGGTTGCCATATTGCCCCATGTGCTGGTGATGTTGGCACTCGCCCTCTCATGGTGGTTCGCCATTCAGCGTAGGTGGATTCGATCATCGCATTGGATTGACGCGCTAGGTGCGATCGCAAACATAGTAGGGGTTGCGATCCTGCTGAACCGCGCGTTCGATCTGATGATCGCGTTCATCTGCTACTTGCCGATCATCTCAATCACCGTGGGCGCCCGGTTCAATAGACCGCTACTTTATGGAACGATTTTAATTTCTGTCGTCGTTGTCTTGACCGCGCCTTCTGATCCGAACTATTTTGCGATTAGGCCACACTTTGCTCTTTTTGCGGCGACATTGTTGGTGATGATGCCGTTGTCCGTCGTTCGGCTTTTGAATATCGTCCGTGCTGTTTCGGAAGTAGCCGTAAGGTCGCGCGATGCACAGTCACAGTTCATTGCGACGATGAGCCATGAACTACGAACGCCACTGAATAGCGTCATCAATAGCGCCGTCCTGATTGATGTTGAAAAAATGCCCGAAAGCCAGCGGCAGATTGTTGATGCGCTACTCAGCTCTGCAAATGCGCTTCGTCATCGCGTCAATGAAGTGCTTGACGTGCGCATGATCGAAGCGGGCTCGTTGTCAATTCTCTCCGAGCCATTTCGGATATCATCGCTTCTCAAAACTATTCGAGACATGGCCGAACCGCTGGCACTGGCTAAGAACATCGAGCTTCACGTTGCCTCAGATGAAGTGGCCGACCTGGTTTTGCAGTCCGATGCGACACGACTTGAACAGGTGATTACAAACCTCGTCACAAACGCGGTCAAGTTCACGCCGGAAGGTGGGAAAGTAGAGCTTCGAGCAGAACGGGACGGCTTGGGGACTAATGAGCGCATCCCTGTCCGGTTTTCCATCGCCGACACAGGACCTGGTATTCCTGAAGAGGACCTTGAGAAGATATGGCTACCATTCCATCAGCTTAGCTCCGGTAGTGCGCGCCGACACGGAGGCGTAGGGCTCGGTCTGTTCCTTGTGAAGTCCATTCTTTCGTATATCAACGGCTCGGTCGAATACGCGCCACGCGCTGGAGGCGGCAGCCTCTTCATAGTTCGACTGACGTTCAGCCGCGCCGCTCCAGGAGCGCTAGCAACTCCAAACCTTACTTTTCAGGAAGCGGTCGAAGAACATCGCAAGCACACACCACCAATGCGATGCCTAGTAATTGACGATGCGACCAGCAACCTTGAAACAATTGATCGGCTGCTATCCATCGCTGGACATACGATATCCAGGGCGCTTAGTGGGAAAGAGGGGCTCGTGATGGCCCGCGAGGGAAGATTTGACCTTATTCTCCTGGATCTGCATATGCCCGACCTTACAGGTAACGATGTACTCGGCATGCTGCGGGCAGAAGGCATCATGTCTACGACACCCGTCTACATGCTTTCCGCAGATGCATCGCCTGAAGCAATCAGAGATGCGGAGGCGCTTGGCGCTCTCGGCTATCTCACCAAGCCAATCAACTACATGAAATTGTTGGCGTTGCTGGAAACCGTTGCAGTCATTGCTAAGCGAGCGATATCAATGGACTTCGCCGATGATCGGTTGACCGGAATCGCGCTTATTCAGGAGTCTGCGGGCACAGAGTCGGCTAGGCAGTTCGCAGACAAGCTATTCATGGAGATAGACAACGAATGCAGATTGCTTCTTGAAGCTTTTGCATCAGAGGACATTCATGGTGCAGCCGATCGAACGCATCGTATAAAAAACTTGTTGCTCAATGCTGGGGACATCAAGGGTGCGGACCTCTGCGAGGGCTTGCGGAACCATCTCAAGCTCGGTGATCTGAGTATGGCAGCAAGCATGATGGAGCGGCTTGTATCGCTCGTCGACTCGACGCGCGCGCGCGCGTTAAGCGCGTTGAACTGAGGCCATGCCGATAACTCTCGCGAAGATCGTTGCCATTGTTGGCGTACTGCTCGCCGGCATTCTTATCGTTGCCGCTCACCGTCGACGGCCTGACCTACCGGCGTTTGAGGTTGCTTTGTCGGTCTATTTCACCGCTCCTACGCGATCTATCATGCATTGTGCGTATGCAGCGATCGCGACAGCGCTCATTTCTGTTGCTTTCCTGCTTGCGTTGAATATGAGCATAGCTTCTTTAGCGGTAGCTGTGGCCTGTTGCATTGGCTCTGCGCTTCTGGTTCCCGTTGTAGTGACGACACAGCGCGACGCAATGATCGTCCGAAGCGATGAAATTAGACGCGCACATCGCTATGCGGCTGCAGTTGCCTTTGCGTCGGTTGGAGTGGCGATGGCTGTCTCAGTATTCGCAGCAATAGTGAAATCCAATGTAGTCGTTCCGATTCTTGGTGCAGTTGGCGCTGTGCTTGTGAGCTTGGTTTTACGAAGTCGCCCGGGCCCCACGCATGGCCTGCGACAGAAACTCTTTCTGTTCGTTCTTGGCTTGTGGATCATAGCCATCGCAACCAACTAAATCAGCTTGGCCCCTTTGCATCTCTGGAAAGGGCATGTCGAAAGTTCCTAACTAGCAGCGTGGCAGCACTAGCAACAGTCATGAAATCCTGTGCCAAGACCGATCGTGGAACGGAGTGGCTTGCGTCAAGTCGCAACTGTTCGCATCCTTTCAACAGTTCGCGCGATCCAGTTGGGGCAATGGCGTTCTTCAGGCTATGGATCTGTTCGAGTAGTTGTACGGTAGTAGTTTCCGGGTCCTCGATCGTACAGGTGGCGATGGCTTGCTTAATTTCACTCGCCACGGCGTCGGCATAGGTTATCGCAGTCGATGGATTGAGAACTGCAATCGTTTCGAGCGCCGAGCCCGGTTCGATCCGGGGTGATCCGCATGATTTTCCAGATGGACGCTCGACTTCAGGTATGCCTTTGTTGGCGCCTATCGTCTCTAGAAACTTGGCGATTATGGAAGCCATTGACCCCAACCCAGAATAGGCCAAAGCAGCCCTGCTCAATCTTACCGGGTAGAGGGGCGAGCCTGTAACGATACCGCTCTCAAACATCTGCATGTAGCACTCACGGCAATTGCGACGAAACGCACAAATTTGATCAGTGACGAATTCGGCGTCCAAATCTGAAATGCAAAACGCCCCGACACCGAGTTCCGTGCCGGGGCGTATGCCGCATCCAGGTTGTCGCCGGCACGCGCGGTGCCGGCGGTGTGTCGTCAGAGGCTTAGCGTTTCCCCTGCCTCAGCAAATCCTACCCAGCCGCCATTGCCGTCGAGGCCGCGACTCACGAGTTCCTCACGTGCCAGCTTCACGATGTCGATTTCCCCATGAATGAGCGCCACAAGAAATCACGTCTAGAAGGTCTGGACGGCATCGGCGAGGTCTTCGTCGGTGCCCTACGCGATGCGAGCGCTACTCATGCCTGCATTTTGCGCGCGGCGGCGACCAGCAGGGCGGCCTGCGCATCGGCGGCGCTGTCGAGGCGCAGTCGCGGAAACAAATCGCTGATGAGATGAAACATTACATGATTGAGCCGCGCGGCCTGATCTTCGAGATCGTTCATCGCATCGAAGCGACGCTCTTGGTCGTCGAGGTGCTGCAGTGCCTGCGTCAGCGCGAGGCGCATGATGCGGAAGCTGTCCTTGCCGCGTGCGCGGGCGAAGGCGATCTCGTCGACGCGCGGACCGGCGGGTGTGGTGATGTCGTTCATGTCGGGGTTCCTGTGTGTGGGCACGCTGCGATTTGCATCGCGTGACCGCATGAACGCGCTGTTCCCCGGCGAAGCCAAGCGGACGATGCTAGGATTGAACGACAGACAGGTTCGGTACGGATTCGGCGTTCGGCGTGTGCGCGCCCGTGGCGCGCAAGGACGCCGCGACGGACGTCAGGACGTGTGGGGCGACAGGCGCTGCACACGTCGCGACGGTGCGCCGTGTGCGGCCTTCGCGGCGGCGTCAGGCGCGGTCTTCGGTGCCATCCGCTTCGTCGTCGCGCCAACGCCGCGCGATGTCGCTGCGGACGGCATCCAAGAGCGCCAGATCCGCGTTCTGCATTGCCATCGGCAAGCGTGGGTCCAGCGCGCGGATCGCTTCGAGTGAATCGCGCGCGGGGTTCGTCGCCGTGCGGACCGCGCTCATAGGATAGTGGCCCGAGTAGCGAGGGCATGCAATTGGGCTTGTGCATCGGCGGCAAGGTCGATGCGCGCGTTACCCATGATGCTGGTGCAGAGGTGCTGGATCGCCCAATTCAAGACCTTGGCCTTGTCTGCCAGCCGGTCGGTCTCGTGGTATTGCCCTTCGTATCGCACCAGTTCTTGCGCCGCGCGCTCGATCGCTTCGCGCATGTGCGTCAGGGCGTCAGCGCCGTGGCGCAGGGCGATGCGGGTTTCGAGGTCGGGCGACGCGCTGTCGGTAGCGATCATGGCGCGTTCTCGCGTTCGAGGATGGCTTGCAACTCGGCCAGCGCGCGATTGGCTTCATCGATGTTCGGCCCTGATCCGGCGGCATGCGCCACCGCCCAAAGCACCACGTTCGCTTTGCCCTCCAGACGCGATTCGTCCGCAAAGCGGGCTTCGTACCGGGTCATCGTCAACGCGGCTTGTTCGAGCGTTTCGCGCATTCGTTTCAGGGCGGCGCCGCATTGTGTTAGGACGCGTTCGGTGTCCGGGTCGGTTTGGTCGGTACTCGCTTTCATTCAGGGCTCCATGAGCGTGTGGTGTCGGTCCATGAACGCGCTATTCTGGAGTGAAGCCAAGCGCGAATTCACCGATGTTGTGACGGAGACAGACGACGGACAGCTTCCGCGTCGCGGCTGTCGCAATCAGTCGGCCTGCTCGGCCAGAGGCGGCGCGAATGCAACCAGCGGATCGTGTTCTGTGCCCGCTCGGCGCGCGATTTCGGCAATGATGAGTTCACGCAGGTCCGCGTCGCCGCGATGCAGGGCGAGCAGGAAGTCGGTTCGCAGTTCGGCGACGAGATCGCCAACCGGAAAATCGGTGATGGTGGCGTGACGCTCGCCGTCCTCGAATCCCATCGTGTAGACCTCGGCCAATCCGTCGAGGAGGGATTGGATGTCGGCGATCCCGTTGGCGTTGCCGACGATCGCGACGGCGTCGATGTCGATGCCGAAGCGTTCGCGAACGATGAAGCGGTAAGGGTCTTCGTTGTTGCGAAAATCATGCATGCCCATGTCGTGCTCCCCGTTCACCACACGATGCTGGTGGGGTTGGCGACGATGCGCGCCAACAAATCGGCGAGCGGCTCGACCTGCGCGCCCTCCGCGATGGGTGCGAGCAACGTGCTGCCGGTGTCGATCAGTTCGATGCGGATGACGTCGACGCCGTTGCTGGCGTAGGCGATGTGCTTGCGGCCGTCGATCCGGCGCATGAGCGCGTGCGGCGTGCGTGCGCGCAGGACTTCGCGTTGCCATGCGTGTCGGCCGCGCTTGCCGGGGACGCGCACCAGCAGGGAGGCGAGGAAGAATTCCTTGACGCGCTTGGGCTTGCGGGAGGGGATGGTTTTCATGCGGGTCGATCTCCTTGTCGGGTGGGCATGAACGCGCTGTGCCCGAGGGAAGCCAAGCCCATCGGGGTCGGCGTCCAATGTCCCTGTTCAGCCGTCAGAGGCCTTGGCCTTCGCGCCCTTGCGGCCCTGTTCGATGCCGGCGCGGTAGGCCGCTTCCAGCGCATCCCGCAGTTCCAACACCGAGACTTCGTGGAAGTCCAAGCTGTCGTGATGGCGGGATTCCAGCGTTTCGATCCGGAGGTGCTGCTGTGCGATGCGAGTCAGGCGTGTGTCGAGGCGTTTCATGTCTTGCGCGCCGATGGTGTGGAGGTGCTGCATGAACGCGCTGTTCGAGACAGAAGCCAAGCCGAACATGGCTTCTATTTCGGTGGATTTCGGTTATCCGAGGCGAGCGACGTAACGGGCGTAGTCGTAACCCGAGGGATCGACATAGAGATATGGGCGACCGGGCGCGTGGACTTCGACGCACAGGCAGCCATCGGCGACATTGCCGCCCTTGCCGGCGAGCCATGGCTGCGCCCGGGTCAAGTCCGTCGTGAAGGCGTCGAACTGCGCGATGGTCATCTCGACCGTCTCAGTGATGTAGATGCGATGCTCGCCGGTCGCGCACATCTCGCTCAGAGAATCGGGTTTGCATGCGAAGGGCAGGCGCACGCCGAGTTCTTCGACCTGAAGGGGTCTGCCGCGAAAATTCAAGGTGCGTGGTGTGCGCGGGATGTGGAGGGTCATGGTGTATGGGGTGGCGAGCGTCATCGTGGGCATGTGCGTTTTCCGCGTGGGCGTCGGCGATTCGACGAGGACATGAACGCGCTGTGTGCGAGAGAAGCCAAGCGCAAAGTCTTGTAGCACTGCGACATATGGACACCTGTCGTACAGGCTTCGTGAACGTGCTGACGACGTGCCTGGATTACGCCAATCGGCGCAGACTCACGCGCTCGACGCGTCCCGCGAACGCAGCGTCGGCGGCGATTCGCAGCGCGGTGTGCGCATTCGCGGTGAGCGTGTCGATGAAGGTGCCGCTCGCGGCGCGCGCCTCGCCGTCGACGGGGACGTGTCCGACCAATCCGACGCGCACCGTGCCGGCCGTGACCTGGGACAACACCAGCTCGATGCGATACACGCCACCGTCAACGAAGGCAAACGGTTGTTCGAGGGAGGAGGCGACGCCTGCGGCCTTGACCGCGGCGCTACCGGCGATCGACCAGCCCGCGCCGAGTGTCCACGCGGCTTGCGTATCTAAGTCGGCATTGGTTAGCTTTTCCCCGCACTCGCATTGCAGCGTGCGGATGTGCTTTTGTCGACTGACCAGCGTGCCCCGCTGGCTATCGATCTCGATGCGCAGCATCGCGTCGTTGGCGAGCAGCACCTCGACGCTGTGCTGCGTGCCGGCGATGCCGGTGGTTTCATGCAGCACGGCGCCACTGAGCGCGTGGACGATGCGCACGCGCGTCGTCGTGCCGGGTTCGGGGCCGATGCTCCCGGCCTCGTGCTCGATCAGGCGGTCGCCCTGCAGCACGCGATCACGATGTGCCCACGCGAACGACAGGCGCGCGAAGCTCGCGGCGGGCCAGGCGTTGCCGTTTATCCGCAATCGGCCGGGGGGATAGGGCCGCGCATGGCGCGCGGCGAGCACGGTTTGCACGACCGGCGCGAGCGACGGGTCCAGCACCCCCAGCGGCGCGCGGGTCAGCAGCTTCGCCTCGACGGTTTCGCCGGCCAGGTATTCGGTCGGGTCGGCGCCGACGTAGGTGTCGGACCACCAGACCCGTGCGCCCACGACGTGCGGTACGGGCACGGTGTCCACGCAGCCGCGCGCGAGCGTGAGCGTGCCGGCGACCACATCGATCGCATCGATCCGCACCAGTTCGTCGTCGATCAACGCTTCGGTGCCGACGACGACCAGATCAAGATCGCGCATGTCCGCCAGCAGGGCCTGCGTATCGGTCGGCCCGAGCGCGCCCGCGAGCGTGGCGGTGGCCGAGAAGTCGCCACTGGCGACCTCCTCGAAGGTGCCGCCCGCCGTGCGTGTGGTGAGCACGTAGCCGTAGGCGGGGCCGTTCGGGCGCGCGCCGAGCGCGACCACGAAGCCGGCATCGTCTTCGACCACGGCCAGATCCGCAGGCCGCAGGCGACCGGCGAGATCGCGATACGTGGCTTCGATCAGCCGCTGCGCCGGCAGTGGTTGCGGCCGGGGATCGGGCGGCGTCCACGGCCCGATCACCGGACGCAGGTAGGTCGTCGCCGCCATGCCGTCGATGTCCTGCAACAGCACCAGTGCCAGCGCGCCATCGGTGCGGGTGCCCTCGTCGACCTCCAGCACCCGCACGGGCATGCGCTGCACGCCCTTGCGTCGCCAGGACAGCGCGAGCACGTCGCCGCGCTTGATGCCCCACCAGCGACGATCGACGGTGAGTTTGATCCGCTGCAGCAGGCTGCTCGCGGCCTGGGTTTCGCGCGCGGCCACGCGCTCGCACAGGGTGCGATGCCACAGTCCCGGCAGCGCACGACGATCGGCGATGACGCGGCCCTGCGCCTGGACGTTCGCCATGTTCTGGAACGTGGCCGCGATCTCAAGATTGGTCACGCAATCGCGACCGAGCACCGTGACCTCGTTGACGCTGCCATCGAGCAGCGGCGTCTGCCAGCTCTCCACGGCCAGCACGCTGGTCTCATCGAGCAACGGCAGGGTCGCGACGTCGTAGTCCGGGCGGAACAGCCGGTAGACGAACTGGCCGAGCATCGGATCGAACGCCCACAATCCGCCGACGTGGTTGTTCACCGTCTGCAGGAAATTCCCCACCGAGTCCCCGCGCCGCCACCCCAGGCACAGCCCGAACGCCTCGTCGTGCAACTGCTCGGCCGCGCGCAGAAAGCTCTCCGCATGCAGCAGCGCCGGATCGAGCCCCACGCCCCACACCGTGTCGGTGAGGCACTGGTAGTGAATGTGCGCTGCGTTCATGCCGCGGCCGATGCGCGCGAGCGACGGTTCCCACACGGGTGTGGACCAGCCCTGCACGAAGCGCCCCCAACGCTTGGCCCACAGCTTCAGGTAGGGGTTCATCGCCCCGACCATTCCGCGATAGAGCGTGGTGCAGAGCCCGCGTCCCGCCGGCCACGGTCCCGGCACTTGCTGCTGCAGATACGGATCGGGCATCTGCGTCGCTTCGCCCATCCGAATCTGTAGCGTGCCGACGAGGCCGCCTTCCTTTTTGTCGCCTCCGAAGAGCATTGGCCGATCGATCGCCAGCGTGCGACTGCCCGTCAGTTCGCCCTCGAACACAGGCTGGCCGCCTACTTTCACGCCCGCGAGATAGTCGTTCGGACCGATCGACTCACCCATGTACAGGTACATGAAATGGCGATAGCCGATCGTTGGCTTGCTCGACTTACCCATGTTTCACCGCATCACGACGCGAACGCCACGCGCGCAGGCGCTGCATGAGGTTTCGATGCGGCGGCGAAACGATGATCGGACGCAGTTGCATGATCACGATCGGGCGTCGGCGCACACGGCCGCGCACGAGTGCCGGCACGTCGACGCCCCACAGCGCGTGGACGACGCCCGCAGCGATGCCGAACGCACCGAACGGACGTTCGCCCGAGGCCCACAGCCATGCGCCAGAGAGCATCGAGCCCACGCAGGCGAGCGCGATCCAGCCGCGATAGACCTGCTCACGGCGCATCGGAGTGTTCCTGCGTGTCCGTAGCCGCACCCTGCGTCGCTTCGGCGCACGCCGCTTCACGTTCGGCGATCGCCATCGCGCGGGCGACGAAGGGATCGTCGTGCAACTGTGGGTGCGCGGCGATCTCGATGCCCTCCTCGCACAACGCACGCAGATTGATCGCGTGCTGGCGACACCAGGCGCGAATGCTGGGCGTACACAGTGGTCCGGCGGCCGGATCGACCGCGCGCACATGGCGCAGATGGATACGCAGGCCGTCGACAGCGTTTCGCTGCATGCTCATTTGCAGCGGCGTGTTCATTTACCGCTTTTGGCCTTGATCGGCGTGGTGCGCAGATCGCCGTAGGCCAGGACGTTGGGATCGTCGACCCACACTTCGCCGAAGATCACCAGCACCTCGCGCCCTTCTTCGGCGGTCGGCACCGAAAAATCGGCCAGGGCCGGCGGCTTCTGCGATTGCGGTTTGGGACGCATCGCGACGCTGATCGCGAGGGCGAGAATGAGGACGACGACGTAAATCCACATGGCGAGGGCGTGAGGACGCCGGCACGCGAAGCGCGCCGGACGTAATGGGAGCGGAGGCGTGTCAGAAGACGGGTTCATTGCCGAAGGGATTGCGCATGCCCTTCAAGGTCGGTTGGCCGCCGTAGTTCAATTCGTTGCGGAATTTCGGGCAGCCGTTCGGCCCCATCGTGCGATCGCAGCCGGGCAGCGCGACGACGCGCGCATCCGGCGCTAGCGCGGCCGGGGTGAGCAGGCGCAAGGTGGTGCCTGCGTGCGTGACGATGAAGCGACGTTCGATGCCGAGCGTCGATGTCCACTGCAGCACGCCGCCATCGAAGTGGCCGTCGTCGAAGGCATCGAATGCCGCGGACATGACCGTGTAGCCGGTGGCATCGCTGAGCACGGCCGGGACGGCGTGCGCGTCCGGATCGGCATTGCACAGCCCCAGCCCCTGGCTGTAAAGCACCAGCGGACAGTTCGATTGCCAGTTTCGGCGCAACCCGAGGGTCTCGACTGCCGCGGCGAGCGACTGGCAACGCAACTTCGCCACGCGGTGCGTTTCGTCGAGATCCGCGACGTGCCCGGTCCAGCCCAAACGCACCTGACCGTCCCGCACGCGCACGCGCTTGAGGTCCAATCGCAGCCGCAGGCCCGGCGGCACGGGGCGGAACAGGTTCAACAGCGGCAGCTCGAGTGGCGCGGTGATCTCCAGCGTGTTCCGTGCCTCTTCCGCCGACTGCGCGATCCGCCCACGTGTGAGCGCGACCGGCACATAGCGCTGGCCTTCGACGATCGCGACACGGCCGGCATCGGTGTAGCGCCAGTGGTGCAGTCCGATGGAGAAGTCGTACAGCTCGATCTCGCGCGAGAGCAGGGCCATGCGTGCGGACTCAGGGCTCTTCCGCCGGAATCCCGGCGAAGGACACGGCGCAGTCGAGCAGACCGTCGCTGTCGGCGTGGTGGCGCAGTTCGACCGTGTCGCCCGCCAGCGTGACCAGCGCCAGCCAGCTCACCAGGCGGACCTGTTCGGGGCGGACCACACGCCCCAGCGCGACGTCGATCCGCACACGTTCCTCACGTTCGTGTGTTTCAGGGTGGGGCGATTCGAGTTCGGTGGATGCTTCGACGGCGCGGTAGAAGACCGTGCCGTCGACGAGTTCGATGCGGAGGTGACGACGACCGGCCTGCTGGCGCAGGCTGCGACTCACCCCGCAGGCCGCGACGGTGAGCGTGAGTGCGGTCTCGCCGATCGTTTCGATCACCTCGAGATCGTCGGTCCAGGTCGGCAGCCACAGCGCCTCCGCCCGGCCTTGCAAGCCATAGAGCAGGCCGCGGTGTACGGCGCGCTCGGCGCGGCCGAACAACCGCCAGGCGTGCGACTGCGTGGTCCACGCCAGGCCCGACGCATCGTCAACCTGCGTGCGGCCGACGTCGCCATCGAGCAGATCGAAGCGACGGGCCAGGATCGCGCTCGGATCCCGGGTTTCGTCCGGGCGGTGTTCAAGGACGGGGAACCCGCGATAGCGCGTCGCCGGCAGTACCGCCGGCCAGTCGCAGGGTTCGGTCGCCTCGAAGCGCAGCTGCGCGGACATCAGCCGGTCGCTCAGCCGGCGCAACTCCGGCGCATCGGTCAGGCGCGCGGTGCGGCAGGGGATCAGGCGCGTGCCGACCGGCCACGCGCGGCGCGTCGGCGCACGCAAGGACACACGACCGTTCGCGATCTGCGCGACTTCCACCAGTTCGTAGGTCACCACGTCGCGCCAGAGCATGGCGAGGCTGCCGACCGCAAAATCCAGACCGGTGGCGTCGACCGGGATCTCGACCGCGCCCGCTACCAGCGGCGCACCGAGCCGCCGCGTATCCACGAACACCGGCAGCGCCCACACCCGTGCCGTCCAGTCGAACAGCGCGTGCTCGACCCAGCGCCGCTCGCGCCGGTCGGCGAGGATGGCGAACTCCCACGACCGCCGCGGCGCCTCGCGCAGCGGCGTGCGGGTGACGGTGCCGGCGACGGCGATCTGGACATCGGTGAGCCAGGCGAGCGTTTCGGTCAGCGGCTCGGACCAGTCCGGCGGCAGCGACCAGGCGTTGAGGCGCAGGCCGTCGATCCGGATCGACCAGTTCGCGCCGTCCGCGAAGGACAGCACCGCCACCGCGTCGATCACCGGCGGGCCGTCGAGGCCGACGGTGAGGGTCAGCACCCGCTCCTGCAGCGGACGCAGCGCCAGCGGCAGCGCCCCCGGCACGGTGAGCGTGCTGCCGGCATCGCCCTCCAGGCGCAACGCAGTCAGCGTCTGCGGGACCGTGCGCCAGGCATTCCACACCGCGATCTCGCGGGTCAGTTCGGAGACGACGTTGCCGAGCGACAGCGCGGTCGGCAGGACGTGGACGCGGTCGAACAGGTCCTCCGCGAACCGGTGCGCGAGGCGCCCGGTCGCGGGCCAGCGCAGCGCCTCCGGCGCCCGAAACGCCCCTGCCCCTGCGGTCAGCCGCTCACGCGCGTAGGTGCCAGGGGCGAACGCCCCCTCGCCGAGCGCGTTCAGTTCAATCGAGAGCATCGGGTTGGTCGCACCGAACGCCCGCGGCGTCGGCGCGAGGCCGATCAGTCCGGCCATCAGGGCGCATCCCGCAGCGCGACGCCGAAGGTGCCGCTGTGCTGCGCACCGATCGGCCAACCGGCGCCATTGCGCTGCACCGGGTGGACCGCGTGCAGCGGGTACGCCATCCAGCGCTCGGGGCCGTAGATCAGGGATTGACTCAGATCGAGGTGATCGAGTCGGCAATAGCGCGCGTGCGCGAACGTGGCGACGATCGTCTGGCCCTGCGCCTGTCGCGCGAGCAGCACGTCGATCGGCAACAGCACAGTGGCCTGATTGAACTGCGAAGGCAGCGCGTGGAGCAGGCCCGCCTTGTGCGAGACGCCGAGCAGATCGCCGGTCGCACCGCCATAGGACGTGCGCCAGGCCGGTACGCCCTCAAGCCCGCAGTGAATGAACGACGAGTGATACGTGCCGGCGATGCTCGCGAAGAAGAATCCGAGCCCGTGGCCGTCATAGGGCGCCGCGCCGAGCTGGGTGCCGGCATTGGTGTCGATGTACACCTTCACGCCCGCGCGCGTGCCGTCGACATCGCCGCGGAAGGTGCCCGAGCACCACAGGCCGGTGCCGCCGATCTGCGGCATCGCCGACACGCCCCAGTTCAGGTGCTGGTGACGATCGACGTTGTAGCGCAGCACGCAGTAGATCTCGTCGGGCGCATCGAACGCATGCAGCACGTACACCGCCGGCCACTGAATCGGCGCATTGACGAAGGACAACAGCTTCACCGATTGCGGACAGGCGCCGGTCAGCGCCCCACCCGCCTGCCCTGTCCCGGCCTGCAGGCGCAGTTCCGTCGCCGTCGCGGTCAGTTGCACGAAGGCGACGCCCTTGCTGAGGATGCCGTTCGCCAGCGTCCAGCCGCGTGCCGTGAGGGTCGTCTCGATGGCGATTTTCAGCGCCGCGAAGCTGGCGATCGGTCCGGTGAACGTCGCCATCAGGTCATCTCCACCGCGACGTAGTCGCGCCAGGTCGTGCGCGCGCCGTCCTGCAGCACCACGAACGCGCGACCATTCACCGCGCGGATCGCATCGACCGCCTGACGCACGCTCATCCCGGCTTGATCGACGACCGTGCTGCCGTCGAGCTGCAGCACGTTCTCCGAAGCATTGTTGTAACCGGAGACCATGCTCACGCCGTCGAGGACGCCATAGAGGTTGCCGCTGCTGCTGTAGCCGCGCGCATCAAAGTCGTAGTCGCCGAAGCTCATCTCGTACAGTTCCAGCGGCTGCGGCTGGTGCAAGGTGCCGGCCGGCACCAGACAGCGGTAGCCGCTGCCGTTGCGACCCGCGTACTCG